AATACTTCACCACCATTAGCTGCTTCTAAAATACCCTCTCTTCTTTTAGGTTTTGGCATTTTATCTAAAAAAAAATTTCCTTTTGGAACTTTAGGAAATAGTGATGGTCCTGGTTTTTTATCATCATCGTCCATTGGTTCACCTTTTTTTCTTCTTCTTACTTTACCACCATCTTTCATACCAGCTTTTTCTCTAGCTACAAATTCTGAAAAAGACATAGGTGTTACTCCCATTTCTTCCATTTCAAAAACATATTGCTCGTACATGTCTTCTATGTCACTCTTTGCCATTTGCATAATACCTTCTCTAGGTTTGCTACTCATTCTATCAAAAGCTTCTCTAGCTGCCTTAGCTGCATCTGCTGGAGATAAACCCATATCCAAAAACTCTTCGTAAAGTTGTTCTAACAGTCTTTCATTTCCTTCATGAGATGCCATCTCACCATAAGGTATACCTTGATCTTTCATAAAATCTATAATACCTAGATCTTCTGTTTCTTCTTCTATTTCTACTTCACCACCTCTAGCAAATCTTTTAAACTCTGCTGGTTCTATACCACCAAATGGTATACCAAAAGCTTGTTCAACTCCAGATTTAGCAGCTAACATAGCCTCTACAAAATCAGGTTCTTCCTTAGATCTAATAACGCTACCACCTTTATTGTCTACTTCTATCTCCTCTCCTTCTTCAAGTTCAATAACTGGAGGTTTTGGTTTTGGAACTTTTTTTTCTTCTTCTTCGTCCTCTATACCATAGAATTTTTTCATTGCCGCTGTCATGTTAGGAACAGTTCGTCTATTTCTTAAACTTCTTTTTAGTTGAGTTATACCACCTTCAGCATATCCATATCTGTCTAACATACTGTTTACATATTCAGGTTCATAACCTGCGTTTATGTAAATATTATATATTGCTGTTCTTCTTTTTGTTTTATCTAGTACACCTTGTTCTCTTAAATTTCTATTGTACTCATCTAATTCTTTTTGTCTAATTTCTGCAAATTTTGCAGATTGATCTATTGCTGTTTGTGCACCAATTGTTTTTAATGCACTAGCTCCTTTAATTCCTTCAGATGCTCTTGATAATGCACCTGCTGCCTTTGCAGCTTTGTCTCCTATTTGAACAAAACTATCAGAATCAGCTATAAGATTAGGATCTATTCTTCCTGCTACATTTCCTAAACCTTGAGACAATGCATCTGGTGCTGCAGCCAATGCTGCTGTTCTTAAAATATTTGCATCTTCATCAGTTGCTGCTGCTGTGGCTCCGGCAATTAATGCTTTTTGAAAAGCTGGATTTAGCGACGCAAATTTTGTTCCTGCTAAACCTGCTGGTCCAAAAGACGCTGCTATATAAGGTAATGCTGGCCTAATTTCTTTAGGTATAATTTTCTTTAAAACTTTACGAACTGGTCTGAATACTTTTTTAAATAATCCCATAATATGTCTCTAATTAATGTAGTGAAATGCAAGGCTGCAACGCTTGATATATGCAGTATCTTACATTTTACTTGTTTTTTTAGTCCTCGTCAATCACTGATATTAGTAGCCGTACCTAAAGGTATTGACTCTACAGTTACTTTTACATCTCTTCTGATGTGCTCAGATTGCGTAGAACTATTAGGATTTTGTACATCCTGCATAGCTTCTGCATCAGACATGTACTCTTTTCCTGTTACAGTGTTTGTTAATGTAACTTCTGATTTAGGTGTAATAACAGGCACTCTTTTACCATCTATTATTTCATACCTTACAGAAGCTTCTGTTTCTACAAACGGCATTATCTGTCCTCCCTGTTGATTTCTAATACTGATGCAACAACATCTACATTACCACTAGTTGCTTGTACTTTTAATATTTCACTTTCCTCCATGATCAAGGGTTCTGTTAATACTTGTTCCTTTTGACCAGAGGTTAAACTAACATCGTTATCTATTACAAAAGCTGTGCCTGATGCATTAGTTAAAGTTACTTTTACAACTGCTGAACCTGCAGCGTCTTCTGCAGCATTTATAGATTTAACAATTGCTCTTGCATTAGATGGCACTGTATAAAGTGTAGTTAAGTCTGTAGTTGTTAAACTTGCTTTTTTGTTTAAATATATATTTGCCATTAACCTAATCCTAACCAAGTAAATCGTTCTTGGTCTTCTTTTTGTTGTCTTAAAAATGTAGAGTTTAATTGTTCCACTACAGAAGCCAAAGCTCTGTTAATTTGTCTTTGGTTATCTTCTGTGTATTCTTTTTTTGGTTCTGGTAATCTTACTACTATCTTTGCCATTATCTTCTTCCGTCTGGTTGTAGATCAGCTTGGAATGTACCAAATCTCCAAGACTCACCTGCCCCTGTGTTTTCTATTTTTAAATTTGCATATCGTCCTCTAGCTCTTGTATCTACTTTTGTAGTTGCAGATGTAATTGTAAAAGGACTTAACGTTGTAGCTGTTACATCTTCTGATGGGTAATCAGAAACAGATATAGTTACTTGATTGTTACCGGTCAATACTTTGAAGTTTGGTAAAAATCTACGCATAGCTAAAAAGTATTCTCCAATACCTTGATCTGTTTGTAAAGCAAAATTGTATGATTGTATGAAAGATAGTAAAGCTGTTGTGCTACCATCAGGATTAACTTGATCTGTTCCTATCTCGTGTTCAAAAAATACACTTTGACCTAGTCCTGTTTCACCTACGATTACAGGAAAAGTTCCTGTAGCTGAACTATTATAAGCTGTCGCGTAAGGTTTAGGATATACTAATGAGTCAATCCAAGTTGTTCTGTTAAAGTTAATGTTTGTGTTATTATACCAGTTACCCATTTCACCTGGTGGTGCCTTTGCACCATAGTTATAAATTACAGATCTATCATTGAACGTAGCTCCTGATGATGGATACCACCATAGAACTTCTGTAAACAAATTGTTTATACCTGCACATATTTGTTGGCCTTTTGTTGTATCAATATTGTCGTAAACAAAATCTTCTACTGAACAAGGTAGTGAGTTAACAGTACCATCAAAAGAGAAGAAACCATTATTAGACATCCAGTATGCTACACCATCTATTTCTACAGCTGCATTCTGTCCTATTAATCCACAGTTCGTACCCACTTGTTCAAAACCAAATGTAAATGGTGCACCTACAAACTTCATTGTGTAAAGTGCGTTGTCTGTCCAGACAAGAATATTTTCTTTTGCAACTAATGCTCCAACGATCCGCGTTCCGTCTTGAAGTCTTTGTGAACCAGCTGTGTTAGTTGCTTCAATAGTATACTCGTTAATACTTTCATCGGCAGAGAATCTAATAAACATATCATCTTGTGTTTGAACATTACCTATTGTTACCTCTGTTCCAAAATGAATTAAGTGTCTTGTTGTTGGTGATATTAAAGTTGTTCTAGTTGCGGTAGGATTGTTTGTTGTTTCAAATCCAGATGTAGTTGTAGACGCTCTATTACTTGTTGGACTAGCAACACCAGCGTTCCATGTAAATGTTTTACCATTTAATATTGTAGCTACTAAAACTTCACCAAAAGAATTTAAAGACCAAAGACCAGGTTCAAGTGTAACAGCTGATGCGGTCACCGCTTCTCCAAAACCTGTAAAGTCTGTAGCGTTAGTTACTGTAGAACCGTTTGCATGCTCTACATCAGCCGTGCCACCTTGTGCTCTTGTTACACCAGATATTGTATTTGTACTTGTGTTGTTACCAGAGTAAGCCATTAACTCACTGTTAATTAATAAAGTTCCTGTTGATGGTAATACAGATGAATCTGTTACAACAAAAGATGTTGCGCCTGCAGCGATTACACCACTGTTGTTAACGGTTGTAGTTCCAACACCTGTAATCGTACCACCATAGTTACCGATACCAAAACCATAACCATAGTTTTGTGCAGCTGGACCAACGGGTTCGTAAGGCTTTAAAGTTATACTACCGCCTGTGGCTACCGTTCCGCTTGCAGCTGATCCCATTGTAATTGTAAAAGTTGTTGGCGTAGGGACTGTGATAACTTGAAACTTTTTATCTTCAAAATCTGATGCAGAAAAACCTGTACCACTCGGTAATGTTACATTATCAAATAAAACGATATCACCTTCATTTATATTGTGTGCAGTTGAAGTTGTTATTGTAACTGTTGTTGTAGAGTTTGTAGAAAGTGTTGCACCAGTAATATCAGCTTTCAAAGGTGTGATATCAAATAGTTGTCCTTCAAAGTAAACTAATAAAAATTTATCTGTGCCTAAAGCCACATATCTATTTCCGTCTAGATCTACAAACGCAAATTCTTTTCTAACAACACCTACAATAGTATCTGTAAGTAGTGACTGCCAACCACCAACTTTCTCTGGTAGTCCATATCTAAATCTAGTTAAGTCTGAATCTGTCCAACGACCTACGGCACCAACAGAGGTGTCCTGTCTATCTATACCTGGCGCAAATTTAATTTGTTGA